TACACCTGTTAAAGAAGTACGTAAAAAAGCACGATGGGTATTAAATACAGCAGCACTAACAAAAATTGAAACAATGAAAACAGATGATGGTTTCCCATTACTCCGTCCATTTAATCAAGCGGAAGGGGGAATTGGTTACACGTTATTAGGATTCCCTGTGGAGGAAGAAGATGCAATTGATATTACAGATGCACCAGATACACCAGTCTTCTATTTTGGTGACTTTTCTAAGTTCTATATTCAGGATGTCATTGGCTCATTAGAAGTACAGAAGCTAGTTGAGTTATTTTCACGTACAAACCGTGTAGGTTTCCGTATTTGGAACTTACTAGATGCACAACTTATTCATTCACCATTTGAAGTGCCAGTCTATAAGTATGTTTTAAAAGAAACAACTGGTGCTTAATATGGATGAATTAATTGAGAAATTAAAATCTCATATTCATTGGGAAGAGGGCATGGATGATTCTATGCTCTCTTCTTATATTAAGCAGGGTCAACGATATGTAAAAAAAGCATGTGGAAGAGAAGTAGAATACCTGGTCATTATGTGTGCAGGTATTTTTTATGAATACCGTGTAGCAGAAAAGGAATTGGGTCAGGCACTCGATGCAATGACACCTTTCTTTATCCAGGAGGTTTATGATGCCGAAGAGACAGACGAATAAACTCAAATGGATGGGTGAGCTACTTAAATTAGGGGAGACCATTAATCCAGAAACAGACCGTCCTGTTATGGGATATCCATTGGAACGGAAAATTCGATATAACAATATTGGGGTTACGGCCACTGATAAATTCACAACAAAAGATATGAATGAAATTGTAAAGAAAATTGAAGTTCGTATTGATCGTGAGATTGAAAACAATCAAAAGGAATACCGTGTAAAAGTTGGTGGCCGTATCTATGATATTGAGCGTATTTATGTACGTGAAGAAGACCGATTGATGGAGGTGTCACTTTCTTATGCAAATTAGCTTTCAAGAATTAAGAGACATCATGAAGAAATCAGGAATTGTAGTTTATCGTGATAGTGCTCCTACGACAGCGAAATATCCTTACATTGTGTATGAATTTGTGAATGAACAGCATAAGCGTGCATCCTCAAAGGTTATGAAGTCAATGCCACTTTATCAGATTGCAGTTATCACAAATGGTACTGAAAAAGATTACGAGCCGTTAAAGGTTGTTTTTAACGAAGCAGGCGTATCTTATTCTCAATTTGATGGAATGAGTTATGACGAAAACGATGCCACCATAACGCAGTTTATAACGTATGTGAGGTGTATTCAGTAATGGCTAGTAATAATAATGGTTTTGCTGATGCTTTGGAAGATATTAATACGTTACTTAGGGTTAACCAAAAAGTAGAAAAGCAGTTTTTATAAGAAGCAGCTGAATATTTTGTGAGCAAGTTAAAACCAAAAATTAAATTGTCCAATAAGAACAAGCGAACACATTTAAGAGAAAGCTTGAAAGTTGTTGTGAAAAATGATCTTGTATCTGTGGAATTCGAAGGTGAAGCTTGGTATTGGTACTTATACGAAAATGGCCATAAAAAAGTAAATGGCAAAGGTCGTGTGAAGGGAAAACACTTTGTACAGAATACCTTTGATGCAGAAGGTGACAAGATAGCAGAAATCCTAGCTCAAAAAATAGTAAACAAAATGGGAGGATGATAGAAATGACAGTTGTAAATAAAGAGATTCAATATTCCGTAGGGATTGAAGAGTTATATCTATGCATGATGGAGGGAGATGAATCCACAGAGGCACTTCCTACTTATGAAGAGGATATTTATAAGCAAACAAATATTTCTGATTTGGCGATTTCCACTACCTCTACAAATTTTACAAAGTGGGCTTCTAATAAAAAAATTATTAATATCGTAAAAAATACAGCATTTGGATTAGCTTTTAATCTTGCTGGTCTAAACCGTGAAGTAAAAGATAAAATCTTTGCTAAAGAACGTAAAAAAGGTGTTTCTTTTGAAACAGCAAAGGCAAAGGAATATCCGAAGTTCGCAGTAGGTGTTGTATTTCCTTTAAATGATGGGACCAAGCTTGTACGTTGGTATCCGAAATGCACAGTGGCTCCAGTAGAAGAATCATGGAAAACACAAAATGAAGAAATGGTCGTGGATGATATTGCGTACACAATTACAGCTGATCCGTTACTATACAATGATGTTACACAAGCTGAATTAGATACTGGTGATGTGGAAGCAAAAGGTATTAAAGTAGAAGATTTCTTAAAGCAAGTTATTTGTGATGAATCCCAATTGGATAAGCTTGGTGAAACAACACCGCCTGAAACTAAGCTTGGTAAATAAGGAGCGATAATATGGCACGTTTAAGTGATTTAGTTAACGTTGATATAAATTTAAATAAAATTAAAATACAGGGGGTTGAGATTCCTGTTATTTTTACATTCGAATCATTCCCTCATGTGGAAGAATCTTATGGGAAATCGTATAACGAGTTTGAAAAAGAAATGAATCAAATGCTGGAAAAAGGTAGTTTTTCTTTAGGGGAAAAAGAAGCTAAATTGATGCGCTCGTTGATTTATGCAATGGTACGCAGTGGTGGAACAGATTGTACACCGACTGAAATTAAAAATGCCATTCCACTTTATGATGTACCTGGTATTTTCGAAGTGGTATTCGAAATTTTTCAAGGGCAAAACTTCCAACACTCTGATATGGAGAAGTTGAAGCAAGAAAAAAAGTAAAAAACATACTGAATGAAAATGAAGAATCTCAGTCCGAATTGGATTGGGATTTTTATTTTTATGTCGGTAATACGTTGCTTGGTTTAAGTATGAATGACTTTTGGAAAATTACTCCTAATCATTTTATGAAACAGTACATTATGCATCTTCGATACAACAATCCAGATGCTTTAAATGAACAGAAACCAAAGCAAATCTACACGTTAGATCAAACTCCATTCTATTAAGAAATGAGGTGAAAAAATGGCAGGGAATAATAAAGAAAGAAACGTCGTTCTTAATTTTAAGATGGATGGACAAGTACAGTATGCTCAGACATTGAAGCAAATTAATATGGTCATGAACAACGCAGCAAAGGAATACAAGAATCATATTGCAGCAATGGGGCAAGATGCGACAGCGACAGATAAATTAGCAGCTGAAAAGAAAAAGCTAGAAATTCAAATGGAAGCAGCTAAAAAACGCACATCAATGTTACGTTCTGAATATCAAGCTATGTCTAAAGATACAAATACAACAGCTGAACAACTTAATAAAATGTATGGAAAACTGCTTGATGCTGAAAACGCTGAAAATACTTTAAATAAAGCAATGAAACGAGTTAACGAAGGTCTTTCAGAGCAAGCAATTGAAGCACGAGAAGCGCGTGGTACATTACTTGATTTACAAGAGAATTCTAAGAAACTTGAAGCCGAACAAAAACGTCTGACAAGCTCATTTAAGCTTCAAAATGCTGAATTAGGTCAAAATGCTAGTGAAGCTGATAAGTTGGAATTAGCGCAGAAACAACTACGTCAGCAGATGGAAATGACCGATAGAGTCGTCCACAATTTAGAACAGCAATTAAGTGCAGCAAAGCGTGTGTATGGTGAGAATTCTACAGAGGTGCAACAGCTTGAAACGAAATTAAATCAAGCCAAAACTACATTGAAACAATTTGAGAATTCATTACATAGTGTCGGTCAAAGCGGAGACCAAGCTGCAGACGGTATGGAGCAACTTGGTAAGAAGTTAGACTTACACAATATGATGGAAGCTACTCAAATGCTACAAGGGATGTCTCAGCAGTTAATTGAACTTGGTAAAGCGGTTATGGGTATAGCGATAGACTTTGATAGTTCTCAACGAAAGATTCAATCTTCATTAGGATTGACTGGGAAAGGTGCTGAAAACCTTCAAAAAATCGCAGTTGATACTTGGAAAAAGGGTTTTGGTGAAAATCTCGAAGAGGTAGACAATGCACTGATAAAAGTCTATCAGAACATGCGTGATGTTCCACATGAAGAATTACAAGGGGCATCAGAAAATGTTTTAACATTGGCGAAAGTTTATGATG